TGAAGCACTTGTATGCCTAGCACTCAATGTGTATCACGAGGCACGTGACCAGCCCTTCATTGGGCAGGTTGCGGTAGCCCAAGTGGTAATGAACAGGGTCAAAGACAATAGATACCCTGACAACGTATGTGATGTAATTACACAAGGACCAACCTACTCATGGAAGCCTGACTTCCCTGTGCGTCATCGTTGTCAGTTTAGTTGGTACTGTGATGGCAAATCAGATAAGGTAAAGGATGAGAAGGCATGGCAGGAGGCAATGCGTATCGCACATGGCGTGTACTATGGCAACCTAGATGACTTCGTTGAAGGTGCCACACATTATCATGCAACCTATGTTTTGCCTGAGTGGGCAGACAGCAAGACACCTATAGTGCAGATAGGCGACCACATATTCTATCGCTGGGATTAGTGCTTGACTATGTGTCAAATATATAGTATAACACAATATCACTTAACGGACAAAGGAGAGAGACATGCCGTTTGATTATATAAACCAGTCCATCGTGGACGTACCGCAACACCTTGATTTCCCTGTGAAATATGAGGATACCAAGGTAGAAAAACAGAAGTATGTCATCAATGGAAACACTGATGAATACATTGGTATCGTAGGTGATGGCTTCAAATGTGAGAACCACGGTGACTTCTTCCGCAGGGTATCTGCCACCATGACTGAGCATCTCCAGCCTCATGAGACTGAGGGTGCTGTAGTGACATGGAAGGATGCCTACAACAATGGCATGGCCATCATGGATGTTCGTCTACCTAACGTGTCTGCAAAGATCAGGACCGCTCGACACGAGACTGACGTGCAGCAGCGTATCATTGCCCTGCATGGAGTTAATGGTACATGTTCAAACGTGGCTATCTTTGGGGCGATTGATTTCTTCTGCCTCAATGGTATGATTATCGGTGAGCATGACACGGTGAAGCGTAAGAATACCAGTGGCTTTGATATGGATGCCTTCATCCGTAAGCTAGGAGCATCGAAGGATAACTTCTACGCTAGGACAGAACAGCTACAGCGGTGGGCAGAAAGTCCACTGGTCCATGTAGATGTCAAGGCTCTGCTTGAAAGCATCATGAAGAATGACAAGCAAGCTGAAAAGATGTTCGCCCTGTATCGTGAGGAAGCAGTGACTCGTGGTCAGAACCTGTGGTCCCTATACTCTGCCTTCACAAACTATGCGACATATGCTGATGAGCGTAATGGTTTCAAGCTGCGTGAGACTGGCAACGATACCGAAGCAAAGACAATGCTTGGACGTGAGTTTGATGTGACCAAGTGGATCAACACTGCTCAGTTCCAGTCACTTGTCATGGCAGCATAACATGACGACTGTTCTGGAAATAGCGGATGAATATTATTTGTCCCATGATTTCAAGAACTTGCGTGACGAAACTAAGGCTTCGTACCAATACTTTCTTCGTGTCGCATTTGAGACAAAGATAGATGGTGCAAGCCTTGGTTCTCTGGATCATGCAAGCATCACCACGAAACAAGCCAAGCTGTTATATGATTTGTGGTGTGACAGAGGTATTCCATTCGCTAATCATATCATGTCTACCATTCGTATCCTGTACAACTATGCAGTGCGGATGGAGCATTGTAATCTAAACCCCTTCTCTATCGTCCGTAGACGCTCGTCCACGCCCCGCAAGGTGCTGTGGGGTAGAGAGGATATACGAAAGCTGCTAGACGTAGCCTACGGCGATTTTAACACACGTAACATTGGACTGATTGCACACATGGCATATGCTTGGTGCCAACGTGTAGGTGACATGCGTCTGCTGACATGGGATGCCATAGATTTTGATGAGGCGCGTGTGCATATTGAGCAGTCAAAGCGTAGGGCGGAAGTGTTCCTACCTATTGACGATGACTTGCTTGATATGTTACGTCAGCAACATGATGACTTTGGGTTTCAGCAGTACGTTGCCCCACGTCCGCAGCCTATTGGTGGTAGCTACATACCCTATAGTCAATACAAGCTGCCTCTACACGCACGTAAGCTGATGGACGAGGCAGGATTGTCAAACGAACTGCGACTGTCTGACCTGCGTCGTACTGGCACAACCGAAATGGTAGAGGCAGGTGTCGGTATGGCACAAATTATGTCGGTTACAGGACATGCTAATCCACAATCAGTCAAACCATACATGAAAAATACATATGAAAGTGCAAATACTGCATTGACAGCACGTAAAATACATGGTAAAAGCACTTAACTGCCGCACAGGAGAGAGTATATATGGATAATATATATAACATTGTAAGTGATATGAATGTACCAACAGGAACTACAGTGAGAACTAAGTGTCCTAACTGTGGTCAACGTACATTTACAGTGACCAACAACATGGGATCACTGGTATGGAATTGCTTTCGTATGTCTTGTAACCTCAAGGGTGGTACACGTGTGCATATGTCAGCGGATGATATCCGTATGCAGCTATCAGATGTTGAGAGATTTGCAGATGACTATGCCTTCGATGTTCCTGACTATCTTGTGCCGTACAATTATGACGTGGCTGAGTGGGCCAGCGAACTGTATGGTCTTGACGCAGAGGAACTAGGTTTGTTATACGATGTTCGTGAACACCGCGCTGTCTTTCCCATCAAGCATGAGGGTAAGATCGTAGATGCTACAGGCCGTGCGCTTGGTAGGCGTCTACCTAAATGGCGCAGGTATGGAAAAAGTGGCTTGCCATATGCTCATGGTTGTGGTAAAGTCGCCGTAGTTGTTGAGGACTGCGTGAGTGCCGCTGTGGTTGGTGGTGGTAACTTTGTCGGGGTTGCTGTGCTTGGGACATCTTTGTCAGATGCACACAAGAAGTATCTCACGCAGTTCTCAACAGCAGTCATTGCACTGGACCCTGACGCAGTACGCAAGACATTGCTAATGGCAAAAGAATTGAGAGGACATGTAGAGAATGTTCGTGTCCTGTACTTGACAGACGATTTAAAATATCGTAATACAACTGATATGAAAAACCTAGCCGACATAGGAGAGAGATAATGGAAGTATCAATGCTAAGAAGTCTGATGGACAAGGGGTTCTACGATGACCATCGTGGTGCCAAGTGTCCTGACAGACTGTTCAGCGCAGACAATCGTAAGATAAAGCAGACGATTGACAAGGCGATGGACCACTACAATCGCAGTGTAACACCGGACGAGGTACAGGCTCTGTTCCTGTCATCTAATCCAACGATGACCACTGCACAGAAGACAGGCTTTGACAGTCTGTTTGCCCAACTCAAACGTGAAGCCCCGATGGGCAGCGACATTGCACAGGAAGTGCTGTCCAAGCTGTTCCAAAAGGTAGTAGGTGAGGACATCGCCAACATTGGCTTCGACATGGTTAGTGGTACTGGCGGTACAATGGAGACACTGCGTAACCTACTTGAGCGTTATGGAGATGACTTCACACCCAATCTCAATATCGAATGGGACGACATCACCATTGAGACATTGATGGCGAAGGCTGAACTTGAAGCACGGTGGTCATTCAACATACCTAGCGTTGCACGTAAGGTTGAAGGTGTCAGTGCTGGTCAGCTTATTGAGGTAGGCGCACGTCCTAACACTGGCAAGACATCGTTCCACGCCAGCCTAATCGCTGCACCAAATGGCTTCGCCCATCAGGGTGCCAAGTGTGTCATCCTCTGTAACGAGGAACCTACACACCGTGTTGGCGCACGATACCTGACCGCTGCCGCTGGCATGTCAGCACGTGAGGTCAAGGAGAATATGGCCAAGGCCAAGTCTCTGTATGAACCAGTGATGAACAACATCAAGATCAAGGAAGCATCTGGTCGTGACATGAATTGGGTAGAGAGTGTGGCTAAGACCTATCGCCCTGACGTTCTCGTGCTTGACATGGGTGACAAGTTCAAGGCAGATGGGGGCTTCGCTCGACAAGATGAGGCACTCAAGGCATGTGCTATTCATGCACGGCAGATTGCCAAAGCGTATGACTGCGCTGTGTTCTACATGTCCCAGCTTTCCGCAGAGGCAGAGGGTAGGTCACAGCTTAACCAGAGCATGATGGAAGGATCACGTACAGGTAAAGCAGCAGAGGCTGACCTGATGATCCTGATAGGTAAGTCACCGACTGTCGAGGGACAGGAGGAGGACAGTCCACTGCGGCACATGAACATTGTAAAAAACAAGTTGAATGGCTGGCACGGTATGGTAAACTGTGAACTAGACTATTTGACAGCGAGGTATGAAGGATGAAGATAACACTAGACGTAGAGAATACAGTCACACATCGTGACGGCAAGATGCACCTTGATCCATTCGAGACAGACAACAGTCTGACTATGGTTGGTGTACTAACGGATCAGGGACAGGAAGACTTGATCGTCTTTGACCATGAGGATCGTGAACCTACCATTGGTGGCTTCTCTATTATCCAGAAGTGGCTTGACGAGGCTACTGTCCTTATCATGCACAACGCAGCACACGACTTGCTGTGGCTGTGGGAGAGTGGCTTCAAGTATGATGGCCCTGTCTTTGACACGATGCTGGCTGAGTATGTCCTACAGCGTGGTGTTAAGGAGCCGCTGTCTCTGGAAGCATGTGCTGAACGCTACGATCTTGACACCAAGAAGCAGGATACCTTGAAGGAATACTTCAAGCGTGGATACAGCACACGCACTATTCCTATTGATGAACTGTCAGAGTATCTGTCTGCTGACCTACATGCTACGCAGCAACTGGCAGACAAGCTGATGTATCGTCTTAATACACCAGCGGACAGCGGTCTCATGGGTACAGTGGACCTGACCAATCAGGTTGCTGTCTGTTTGTCTCGCATCTATCAGCGGGGATTTACAGTGGATAAGAACGCACTAGAGGATGTGCGTGTTGAGTTTGAGAAGGAACGTGACCAGCTTACTGCCGACCTGCAAGCGCATGTACGTAAGCTGATGGGTGACACCCCTATCAATCTCAACAGTCCAGAGCAACTGTCTTGGGTCATCTACAGCCGCAAGGTAAATGACAAGCAGTTCTGGGCCACACAGATTGATCCGTACATGGATGACACATCCTTCCGCAGCTTGGTTGGCGCACATACTACCCGCCTGTCCAAGACACGTGCAGTGCAGTGTCGTGAGTGTAACGGCACAGGCTATGTACGTAAGACTAAGAAGGATGGCACACCATTCGCCAAGCCTAATCGCTGCAAGGTGTGTGATGCACAGGGCTACCTGTTCCAGCCTACCAATCAGATTGCTGGCCTCAAGTTCAAGCCGCCATCTGCAAAGTGGGCAAGTGCCAATGGGTTCAGCACAAGCAAGCAGAACCTTGAGACATTGGAAGGTGCAGCACGTGCCAAGGGTATGGACGATGCAGTGGACTTCCTTTCCAAAGTCAGACGACTATCTGCTGTAGACACGTACCTGTCGTCCTTTGTAGAGGGCATCAAGATGTTCACAAAGCAGGATGGTAAGCTACACGTCCGCTTGCTTCAACATCGCACAGCTACAGGACGCCTGTCTGGTGCTGACCCTAACATGCAGAACATGCCACGAGGTGGTACCTTCCCTGTCAAGAAGGTGTTCGTGTCACGCTTTGATGGTGGCAAGATTATGGAAGCAGACTTTGCACAGCTAGAGTTCAGGGCTGCTGCTTATTTATCACAGGATGGAGTTGCAATTGAGGAAGTTTCTACTGGATTTGATGTACACGCATACACCGCGAAGGTTATTACCGATGCTGGTCAACCTACGGATCGCCAGACTGCAAAGGCGCACACGTTTGCTCCGCTCTATGGCGCAACAGGCTTTGGAAGAACGCCAGCAGAGGCAGCATACTACACGCACTTCACGGATAAATACAAGGGGGTCGCAGATTGGCATTCCAGACTGGCTAAAGAGGCTATAAACACAGGGTATATTACCACGCCGTCTGGTAGGCAGTTCTCTTTTCCTGACGTAGTACGTAAGGCCAGTGGTCGCGTGACTAACTTCACGCAGATCAAGAACTATCCTGTGCAGTCATTTGCTACAGCAGATATCGTACCGATTGCTCTGCTGCACATTGATAAACTGCTTGACAGTATGCAGTCTTGTGTGGTAAATACTGTTCACGATAGTATTGTAATTGATATTCATCCTGATGAAGAAGAAAGGGTTATCCAAATAATTCAGGAGACTAACGATGCACTGCCTGACTTGATCGCTATACGTTGGGGGTTAGCGTTCAATGTTCCACTAGAACTTGAGGCAAAAATTGGCCCCAATTGGCTTGACACGAAAGACGTGTCGTGATATAACTATGATTTCTGACTCGAAAGAAGGAGTATAAAATACATGAACGAGATCACTACAATTGATACTAACAACTATGCAGCAATGGCTAAAGCTATGGGCATTGCCAATGAGGGTACGAGTGGCAGTAAGAAGTCTAGTACACTTGCTCGTCTACGCATTCATCACACACCTATCATGGGACTTGCCGAAGTAAACGGCAAGAAGGTGAATGTCGAAGTTGTAGAGGGCGGACAGTACAAGCTGGAGATTCCAGATGGTCCTACATACTACGCATCTGCTGCACGTATCCGTCCATACATGCAACGCTTTATGTATAAGCGTTTCGTAATGGCTTCGGGCAATGCACCTAACCGTTACATCAAGACTGTCATGGCAGACAATCTAAACATTGACCTCAAGGATAATGATGGTGGCTTTAACTGCGGTAAACCTGCTGGCTACATCCAAGACTTCAAGTCTCTGCCGGAGAAGACACAGGACTTGATCAAGCAGATCAAGCGTGTCAGGGTAATCTTTGGTACAGTTGAACTGGTTGATGCCACAGACGATCAGGGTAATCCTGTTGAGGTAGACGCCACTCCATTCATTTGGGAGGTGGATAATCGTGATGCCTTCAAGGGTTGGGGCGATGTGTTCTCTACCTTTGCGAAGCAGAAGCGACTGCCTATCCAGCATATGGTAGATGCTGCTACTGAGGAGCGTAAGCTGCCCAATGGCAATAGCTTCTTCCTGCCTGTGACTACAGTCAACCTGACTAACATCGTGGATATTGAGCAGTCTGATCAGGAACTGTTCACAGACTTCATGGCGTGGGTGCAGAACTACAATGAGTATATCATCACGACGTATGCAGAGAAAGCTAATCCACATGACGATGATGATGACATTGCAATCACCGATGGCATGATTGATATTGAGGAAGATGAGGTAGCCTAATGAAACACCCTGCTGAACTGGCGTTGCACCAATACATGGAGAATGCTGCTAACGGTAAGTCTACTATGTCACAGGAGACTATCAAGCAAGTAGGTCTTGATGTTATGGCTGCGCTTGGACGCCAGTTTGGTGGGGGCAATAAGCGCGATGAGTTTGGTCTGCGTATGTCTAATGTAGGCAGACCGACTTGTCAGCTTTGGTTTGATAAGAATGAACCAGAGAAGGCGTTGCCCCTACCAACAACATTCGTGATGAACATGATGCTTGGAGACATTGTTGAAGCTGTCTTCAAGGGGCTACTTAAAGAAGCAGGAGTGGAGTATGAAGGCGATAAGAAAGTTACGCTTGACCTTGATGAGAATACATCCGTCTCTGGCACCTATGATATTATTATTGATGGTGCTGTTGATGATGTTAAGTCAGCGTCTAATTGGTCTTACAATAACAAGTTTGAATCATTCGATACACTGAGCAAGGGCGACTCATTTGGTTATGTGGCACAGCTTGCTGGCTACGCTAAGGCATCAGGTAAACGTGCTGGTGGTTGGTGGGTAGTCAACAAAGCCAACGGGGAGTTCAAGTATGTACCAGCTACAGGGCTTGATATGGAGAAAGAGGTAGCCAACATTAAAAACACGGCAG